TAAAAGCCCGTCAGCATTACCTCAACCTCCTCGAAGCCAAAGCCGCTCAAAAAGCAAGCTAATCTATTGACCTACCAATTTGGTAAGAATTGGTAGGTTTCATTGTTCCCTAGTTGTTTCCTAAACGTCTACTAGACAATATGGTTTTTCTGGCGTTAAAATGAGTCATCTTTGTACGAGCCTGCGAAAGCGGTAACCTCGGCCTTAGATCGCGAACATTATCAGCCTGGTACATCCGGTAACCTGATAGATGATCAACGGAAGATTTAGGTCTATTTAGGCTTAAGTCTAAATCTATTGATATCTATTGGGAGCAGACAGGATGTCTAACCAAATCAATTTAAGTACCGCGTCACAACTGTTTGATACAGAAGTGACCATCAAATTCCAGAACCATCAGTTCTTAATGAACACGATTGAAGAGCGCCACGGAACGACTGGTGACGCAACTAACGTGCCTGTCAGTGATATAATCGAGATGCAACAACAAACGTTTGCACCTGTCGATATTCCTGTAACGCCCGTTAACCCAACCAACGTTATGGTTGTGCCAATCAACTACGCTTTAAAAACCGTCATTGGTGGTGGCGAAAAAACCTTATTCGCATACGATAAAATCGTTGACCACGCTAAGCTTCATGCAAAAGCGCTAGGTCGTATGTGCGACTATATTAAAATTAATTCTCTTTTCACTTCGCCAAGCTTCAGTGGACTATTTACGGTTCCTGTGACTGTCGGTGTTAACACCGGTATGAACGAAGGAAAATTGGCGCAAGCATTATCCTACCTTGAAGATCAAGGTGTGGATGTCATGAATCATGCATGTTCTCTGTGGCTAGCAGCTATCACAAAGCAATCCATGTTGAATGATGACAGAGTAGTAAGTCTTTTCTATAACGATAGACGCCCTCTCGTTGATAACGAATTGGTGTCCTATTTGGGCGTGGATATAAGAACCCTCGGTTCTAATGGTATTAACACCATTCCATTTACCACAGTCGGCAGCACAAATACTTATTTGATGCCGTTGGTAAATAAAGAAGCAATGGTTCAAATATTCAACCGTGATCCTCAAACTAGCATTACTTGGGTACCGCAAAATGATCGGTGGGAATTACTAAGCGTAATGACTTCCGGTGCATCGGTAATTCAGTCTAATGGTATTTCATTGATCACTGTTAACAACCCATTCGTTGCTAACTAATCACGGAGGATTTTAAATGAGTAATTTTTCATCATTAAGTTTAGTGACCGAGAGCTTAATCGGAACAGCACCAAGCCGATTTTCCGGTTCAACGCCTGATAGTTATGCAACTATTATCGGGGCTGGTTACTTAAATGACATTGCTAAAAAAGTTAAAGCGAATGATGTGTTTGATATCAACTACGCTGACAATAGCAATTTCCCATTGAACACAGGTGAAGCGGCTTTATTCGGAAGCTTCAAGGTTCAATATGATCCAGTTTTGGGCAATTGGAACTTAGTTCCTTCTGCAAGTAACCAAAATGGTTTGGCTGCTTATGGTGTTTATGCAGCTAGCTACAACTATGCTGGAGGTAGTGCTTCATTCACGATTAACGATCCATCCATTACGCCTAATAGCGTGGTGATAGGTCGTGTGCAATCAAGCATTAATGCTGCCATTGTCAAAAAGATGCTCCCTGGTAACGGTACATTAGCAGTCGTGTTAAGCACTGATCCAGGCGCAAGCGTGTTCTCCTACATTAACATATTGCCTAATGAGGCTTTGTTAAATGCAGGCGTTATCGCTGCACAATACAGCAATCCAGGTGGTTCAGCGACGATTGTTATAAGCAATCCGCTCATTACCGCAGCGATGGAAGCTAACGTTAACTTTGCATCACAAGCAAACTCCTCTGAGGTGAAAACTGCGATTTGTGGCGCGGGAACACTGACGATTGTTTGTACTGCTGACCCTGGTGTCTCTGTGATGCAATACGTTGCAGTCTTACCATCTTCTGCATTAACTACATTGGGCTTTTACGGCGCAACGTACACTAATGCGGGCGGTAGTGCTACAACCACTATCACTGATTCCAATATCAGCGCGGCTAGCATTGTGGTAGCTGACTGGGCATCTCAAGCAAACGCGGTTGAGATCGAGAAAGTCACTCCTGGTGCAGGATCATTAGTGATTCTATCTTCTGGCGATCCAGGTGCTTCTGTATTGAATTACAGCGCAGTACCAGGTGCAGAAGGTTCAGCCGAAAACGTCTACCTGCCATTAGCGGGTGGTCAGATGCTTGGTTCTGTCCTTTTGGATAGAGGTGTTGCGACCAGTACTGCTGGTGCTGCAACTATCAACCATCAAGCGGGTGTTGTCACCACTGAATCGTTAAGCACGGCGTCCGGTTCTGCTTATAGCTTCACCTTAACCAATTCACGCATTACAACTGCTTCAATCGTATTGTGTCAATTATTGGGTGGAACAAATACAAAGCATGGCCTTTCCTTTACCGCCGTCCCAAGCAACGGAAGCGCTGCAATATCAGTGTTAAACAATGATATTTCTGCGGCTGCGTTAAACGGAACGTTAATCTTTGGATTCGTCGTTATTTAATAGGTTGGAGGGGGCAACCCCTCCCTCTTTTTTAGAGAGGGCTTATGCCATCATTATTAGATTTGGTGAATCGCACCTTGCTTGAGTTAGGACGTTTGCGTGTTAGCGCTATTACGGATAGCCCTGATGCGGAAGCTGCCACTGAAAAGCTTCTTGAGTTAGCACCGGAAGTTCTACTTGATTACAATTGGAATTTTGCCATTGTCTATGTGCAAAATTTTTCACCAGAAACGACCAATTTCTCACCCGATTTTGTCTATAGTTATCAGTTACCTGGTAATTATGGGAAGTTCTATAGATGGGCTACCACTGGCGCTCAATGGCCGTATTACGCCATTGTTGATGGCATGATGCTAGCAAATACGTTGCCAATTCAATATTACTACATTGCTAATGACATTCCCTTCGAAGCCTGGGAACCATTAGTCGCACGTCAGTTAGTTTTATATGCAGCTTCAAAATTAGCACCGACTCTGACTAACAACCTTCAATTAACGGGTTATTTAGAAAATGAGTACATGAAGGCTCGCACCAAAGCTATACTAGAGAACGATATGGAACGATCTGTCATGTCTACACCCTACAATGACTTTGATCGTATTACGTTTATCTAGCAAAAGGATTTGCTATGGCGAACCAGATGACACGCCAAACCATGTTCAATTTCGGCGAAGTCGATGTTGTAACTTGGAAGCGTACCGATGTTAATGAATATCTCACGGCTGCTCAAGCATTAACTAATGCTGAAGTCGGCACGACAGGTCTTGCTCGAAAACGCAAAGGCACCTCACTTCTTTATAATGCGACAGGTTATGCGCAATTTAATTCGCGAATGTACGAGTTTGTTGACAAAAATAATAATTATTATGTGGTGATGTCAGCGAATGGAGTGTTTTATATATTTTCATCTCCTACGACTCAGAACCAAGTTATTACGAGTCGGGGTAACAATGTAGTAACAGGTTACGGAACCAACGTTGTAGTTAATGCAGATAATTTAAGTTTTATTATGGCTGTTCCTACACCGTATCAAACCGGTGATTTAGACAGCATAGATTACACACAAGATAATGATGCATTGATTTTAACTCATCCGAATTATGCGCCAGGCCGAATTTATATTTCGGCCTATAACATAGGTGTTCCTCCAACTTTTGCGTTTCAGTATTTGAATATCTATCCATTACCTTCTTATGATTTTAATACAATCAATTACAACAATTTTACTGTTTCCTTGAGTGTTACCGGTAATGTGCTTACATTTCAATTTACAGGTGTCGGCGCCAATCCTGGTTTCACTAATGCTTGGGTAGGCGGTCAAATAATTGGCGGTGGCGCAACTGACATTGATCCTGTGGGGTACGCAATTATAACGGCTGTTTCGTATAGTGCAAGTGGCGGTGGTACTGTGACATTCACAGGATTAGTGCAAATACCATTTCAAACGTCAGGTTATGCGACACAAGGTTCGCAATATTCGATCAGACAACCTATTTGGATACCTCCAGCAATGCCTTGGCCTGCGGTTAATCCTGTCACTTCGGGTTATCCTGCGAAGGTTTTGTTTTTCCAGAATAGATTATGGCTTGGGAATACCAATCTTTTGAATAATGCTGTCATGGGCTCTAAGATCAATCAACCCATTAACTTTGACGTGGGCACAGGTCGTGATACAGATGCTATTGTTTATATTATCGGCCAGACCAATGCGGGTGGTGTGCTTTGGATGAATGGCGGTAAGCAACT